TAAATAAATCTAAAAGATATTTATAATTAAATGCGTAATTTATAATGAAAGACAAATCTAAAAAATTTATAACACCAAGTAAAACAAGTCCTAAGGGAAGTAGTAGAGGTGGCTGTTTATGTGAAGATAACACTTACAAAACCAAATGCTGTGATGGAAGCTTAAGGGCGCAAGGTGTAGGAAACGTATAACAAATAAATAAATAAAATGAGTAATTACAAAAGAGTATTAAAACACTTAAACAAAGAAGAACTATCTACACAAAAGGTTGAATTGGCTGCTATTGATGATTTAAAAAAATTAAATAATACATATTTTAGTGATACAGATTCTGCAAACTCAATAATAAAAGGTTTATTAAGTGATGCACGAAGAGCTGAATCAAAAATAGAATCAGCATTAAAATCAGTAAGTAAATTAGAATCTTTAGTATCTAAGGTAGAACAATCAGCTAAAGAGCTTGGTGTAAACCCAAATAATATAAAGGAATTACAAGAATCTTCTGTAGCTTTAAAAGACTCAAGAGAATATTCACAAATTTTATCTAAAATAAAAAAGTTTATATCCTCTATTTAAAAATGCAAAATTAATTTTTAACCATTATATATTAATATGAATACAAATGATATGATATCAAAAATCAAGGAAGTTGTAGGTTTATCCGAAGAGGTTAAACTAGAGCAACAAACTTTAGAAAACGGAACTGTTTTAGAAGCAGATTCTTTTGAAGCTGGTAACGAAATCTTTATTGTTACAGAAGATGAAAAAGTAGCTGTACCGGTTGGCGAATACCAAATGGAAGACGGGCGTATTTTAGTAGTAGCAGAAGAAGGTTTAATTGCTGAGATTAAAGCTGAGGAAGAAGAAAAAGAAGAAGAAGTAATTGAAGAAGTAGAAGCAGAAGAAGAAAAAGAAGAAATGGGCTATGCTACTAAACAAGAACTTGCTGAGGTCAAAGAAATGATTGAAGAAATCAAAGCTATGTTAGAGCCTAAGGAAGACTTAAGCGCAGAAGACTTAGGAAACCTTATAACGGAAGAATTATCTAAGCACGAACTAAGCGAAGTACCACAAGAAGTACAAGAAGAATTGAATGAGCCAAGTGCAGAGCCTATTATGGCAAACCCAGAAGCTAACTCAACAAACAAACAAAATTTCAAGTTTGCTAATAAAAGAAAACTAAGCACGCTTGATAGAGTAATGAATAAAATAATTAACAACTAAATTTAAATTAAATGGCTAATCCAACAATTACCGCCTCTAGCTATGCTGGAGAATTTGCTGGGAAGTACCTAGGTGCTGCCCTATTATCTGCTTCAACATTAGACGCTGGAGCTGTAACAATCTTGCCTAACATTAAGTATAAAGCTGCTATGAAAGTAGGTGCTTTTTCTAACTTAGTACGTTCTGCTGATTGTGATTTTGATGCTACTACTTCTGGTCTTACATTGACTGAGAAAGTATTAACACCAACTGAATTACAAGTTAACCTACAAATCTGTAAAAAAGAATTACACGCTGATTGGGAAGCTGCTCAAATGGGCTTTAGTGCTTTTGATGAGTTGCCACCTTTATTCTCTGACTATGTTATTTCAAGAGTAGCTGCTGAGGTTGCAAACGCAACTGAAACATCTATTTGGCAAGGTGCTGCTGGAGAAGGAAACTTTGATGGCTTTGATGCTTTACTTACTGCTGATGGTGGTGCTGATGTGCCAGAAGCTGCTGTAACAAGTGCTAACGTAATTGCTGAGTTAGGGAAGATTGTAGATGCTGCACCTTCAACTATCTTAGGAAAAGAAGATTTAACACTTTACGTTTCAAATAACATTGCAAGAGCTTACATTCGTGCTTTAGGTGGCTTTGCTGCTACTATTGGCGGTGCTGGTGTAGACAACAAGGGTACAACTTGGTACAATGGCGGAGAGTTATCTTTTGAAGGTATCAACATCTTTGTAGCTAAAGGACTTGCAAACAACAAAGCTATACTAGCTCAGAAGTCAAACTTGTTCTTTGGAACTGGTCTATTAGATGACAGAAACGAGGTTAAAGTTATTGATATGGCTGACCTTGATGGTTCACAGAATGTGCGCGTAGTAATGCGTTACACTGCCGGGGTACAATACGGAGTAAGAGGCGATATCGTTCTTTATTCTTAATTACTAATTAACTGATTTAAAGGGGTGGGCAAAAACTGCCTACCCTTTTTTATTTAAAACCAAAAAAATATGGCTTGTGCAATAACAAAAGGTAGAGGGGTAGGATGTAAGACCGCCTTTGCTGGAATTAAAAATATTTACATCTTAGACTTTGGGACAGAGGTTGCAAATGCAACTCCGTCTGCTGGTACTGTTGACTTAGGGGCTTTATCAAGTTCTGAGTTTTTTAAGTTTGAAGTTAAAGGGGGACAAACGTCTTTAGAAACAACAGTAACATCTTCAAGGGAAAACGGAACTACATTTTATGAAAGTACTTTAAACATTACTTTTCAAGTATTAGACGTGGCGACACAAGAAGAAATCAAACTCTTAAATAGAGGTCGTGCGCACTATGTAGCTGAACTTTATCCAAATGGTGCTGGAGTAACTAAGTATTTACTAATAGGTAAAGCTAACGGAGCTGAAATCACTGGTGGTACTATCGTTTCGGGAGGCGCAGCCGGAGACTTACAAGGATTTACATTAACTGCTGTTGCAACAGAGGTGGACCCTCCGTTTTTTGCAACCGCTCCAGATGTAGCTTCAACAACTCCAATTGACCCAGCTTAATATATTATTTATATTTAAAATTAGCCTTTCCTTTTGGGAGGGCTTTTTTTATTTATATACAATACAAAATATTTTAGTTTTGTTTATATATTAGTATGAAGTTAATAGGAACAAACGGAGATAAAACCTTTAAGGTCATACCAAGGCAATTTATTAATGGCGCTATAACCGTAAATCTAACAAGTGAAAGCACTGGAGCGGTAATAACTAAAACTCCCACAGCTTCAACGGATGTTAATTATATGTCTTTTACTGTTGCATTTGGCACTCTAACAGAAGCAGACTTTTACACGCTTGAAATTAAAAACGGAACTTCTGTTATATACAAGGACAGAGTATTTTGTACAGACCAGGCGATAAACCAAGTAAACAACGATTACTACTCTGTAAATGATGGAGAATATACCACAGAGAATAGTTTTGATAACGATTATATTATTTTATGAACGATTTAAGGATAGTAAATTTAAGCACCTACACAAGCCCAGAAATTGTAGAGAAGTCTAACAAACAATGGGTAGCCTATGGTAGTGATAACAATTACTTTGGTTACTTAATAGACCGATACAATGGAAGCCCTACAAATAACGCTATTATAAACGGTGTAAGTCAAATGATTTACGGAAAAGGCTTAGATGCTTTAGACTCAAACAGAAAGCCAGAGGCTTACGCTAAAATGGTTTCTTTGTTTCATAAGGATTGTGTCAGAAAACTATGTTATGACCTTAAACTTATGGGTCAGTGTGCTATACAAGTAATTTACTCAAAAGACAGAAAAACTATTGCGCAAGTTGCTCATATACCAGTGGAAAATTTAAGGGCTGAGAAATGCAACGATAAAGGGGAAATAGAAGGATATTTTTATAGTGATGATTGGACAAATGTAAAACCAAGAACAGAACTAAAAAGAATTCCTTCCTTTGGTTCTAGTAATGAAAATATAGAAATTATTTACGTTAAGCCTTACAGAGCTGGATACAAGTATTATTCAAGTCCAGACTATCAAGGTGGTTTACAATACGCAGAGTTAGAAGAAGAAATAAGCAACTATCATCTAAATAATATACTAAACGGATTAGCGCCAAGTATGTTAATTAACTTTAATAATGGCACACCAAACGCAGAAGAACGTCAAGCCTTAGAGAATAGAATTTACTCTAAGTTTAGCGGTTCTAGTAACGCTGGTAAGTTTATATTAGCTTTTAATGATAACTCAGAGAGTCAAGCTACAATTGAACCTATACAATTAAGTGATGCGCATAACCAATACCAATTCTTAAGCGATGAAAGTGGTAAAAAAATAATGGTAGCACACAGAGTTGTAAGTCCAATGCTTTTAGGTATTAAAGACAGCAGCGGATTAGGTAATAACGCAGAAGAATTAAAGACCGCTTCTATATTAATGGATAACACAGTTATTAGACCATTTCAGCACCTTTTAATAGATGCCTTTGACTCTATACTAGCTTTTAATAATATCTCTTTAAAACTATACTTTAAGACCTTACAACCGCTTGAGTTTACAGACTTAGAAAATGTTGAAGATGATGAAACAAGGGAAGAAGAAACGGGAGTAAAATTAGCTAAAGAATTACCAGACGAGCTAGGAAGCGATATAGCTGATGCCTTAATAGACTTAGGAGAAGACGAAACAGACCTTTTAAGCGACTTTGAGGTTATAGATGAGCGTGAAGTAAGCTATGAAGAAGAAAGCGGCTTAGATGAGGTTATAGCGGATTTAAACAAACCTAAAGAAAAAAGCACACTTGCTAAAATATGGGAGTTTGTAAGTACTGGAAGCGCTAAACCTTATAAGGAAAGCGAACAAGATGGTACTAGTAAACAAACGGATGAAAAAGGAAATGAATTTTTAGTACGTTATAAGTACAGCCCAGAAAGATACAGCGCAAACTCCAGACCGTTTTGTAAAAAGATGGTAGATGCTAAAAAGGTTTACAGAAAAGAAGATATTATAGCAATGGATAAAAAGGTTGTAAACGCTGGCTTTGGAAAAAGTGGGGCTGATACTTACTCAATATGGCTTTATAAAGGCGGTGCAAGATGTCAACATAAATGGCTGCGTAAAACTTTTGTCCGTAAAGAAGGAGGCAAAGGTT